TGAAGGAGAGATCAGTAATGCTTCTCCTGACTTTGACATTGAGCCTGATCAAGACCTTACTTCGTTTGATGAAGACAAAGTTCGTCTAACCAAATACTTTGGACTTGTTCCCCGCCACCTCCTTGATGAAGCTATGAAGGAAAGCGATGACGAAGAGGTTGTCGAGTTTGAAGACGAAGACGACAGCTACTACGTTGAGGCCGTTGTAATCATCGCTAACGACGGTACATTGCTTAAGGCTGAAAAGAACCCCTACATGATGGGTGATCGACCTATCGTTGCATTCCCTTGGGATGTTGTTCCTAGCCGCTTCTGGGGTCGTGGTGTATGTGAGAAAGGGTATAACTCTCAAAAGGCGTTAGACGCTGAACTACGCGCTCGTATCGACGCTCTAGCACTCACTATCCACCCAATGATTGCTATGGACGCTTCTCGTATGCCTAGAGGCTCCAAACCAGAGATTAGGCCTGGAAAAATTATCTTGACAAATGGCAATCCAGCAGAAGTGTTGCAGCCATTTAACTTTGGTAATGTTAATCAAATTACCTTTGCACAAGCAGATGCTCTACAACGCATGGTACAGACCGCTACAGGCGCTATAGACAGTGCTGGTATCTCAGGGTCTATTAACGGAGAAGCCACGGCAGCGGGCGTTTCTATGAGCTTAGGCGCTATCATCAAGCGTCACAAGCGTACATTGATCAATTTCCAAGAATCTTTCATTATTCCTCTGGTGTCTAAGGCTGCCTATCGTTATATGCAGTTCCAACCTGAGATGTATCCTGTTGCAGACTACAAGTTTGAAGTTAGTAGCTCGCTAGGCATCATTGCTCGTGAATACGAAGTAACTCAGTTGGTGCAGTTGTTACAAACAATGTCTCCAGACACCCCTATGTACCCACAATTGATTCAATCTATCATTGATAACATGAATCTTTCTAACCGTGAAGAGCTTATTGCGTCTCTGAAGCAGGCTAACGAGCCTAATCCAGAAGCACAGCAGGCACAGCAGGCAGCACAGCAAGCTCAGTTGGCCTTCCAAGCGTCACAAACTGCTGCACTTAACGGTCAAGCTACAGAATCTCAAGCTAGAGCGCAGAAGATTACTATGGAAGCTCAAGTAATTCCTCAGGAACTAGAGATTCAACGCATGAAAGCAGTCACTACTAACCTGCAAGCGGGTACACAGGACGACAAAGAGTTCGAACGCCGTCTGAAAGTGTCTGAGCAGCTGCTTAAAGAGCGTGAGATTGCTGTCAAAGAGGGTGCTAAAGCCCCAGCAGCACCACAACCACAAGGACTAATGCCACAATGATTACACGCAGAGAGTTACAAGACGTTGTAGTGCAGGTTAATGCCAGCTTTGAGGAGGTGTTAAAGCGATTAGCTGCACTAGAGGCCAAGGAAAAGCAAGAGGTTGTTGTTAAGAAACCAAAGGCCAAGCAAGACTAGCATAAGATACTGTTTTGGTTACTCTAGGTGGTGTTTTGCCGCTTAGTGTAGCTGTTTAAGCACCTTATAGAGAGATAGATATGCCAACAGACAAGAAAGACCCACGGTTAGCTAGAGCAGGCGTAAGCGGTTATAACAAACCTAAGCGTACACCTAGCCATCCAAAGAAAAGCCACGTTGTTGTAGCCAAGGTAGGCGACCAAGTTAAGACAATCAGGTTTGGTGAGCAAGGCGCTAGTACAGCAGGCAAGCCCAAGGCAGGCGAAAGCGAAGCAATGAAGAAGAAACGCGCTAGTTTCAAAGCTCGTCATGGCTCTAACATCGCTAAAGGCAAGATGTCAGCAGCTTACTGGGCAGATAAGGAGAAGTGGTAAATAATAAAAATATTACTTGACTTTTATAGCATTTTGTGTTATAATAGAGCTGTAGTATATAACAATAACTTATAAGCACTGTCCTAAATGGAGAAACAGTATGATTGATAAAGAACTTGAGCAATATTACGATAACTACCGCACTATGTTTATGGAGGCTGGCTGGAAACAACTACAGCAAGACCTTATGCAGAACGCTACTGTTATCAACTCAGTTGAAGCGTGTAAAGATGGTAATGACCTGTACTTCCGTAAAGGGCAACTGGCAGTCATTGCAAACATCCTCAACTTAGAAGCTCAAATCAAAGCAGCCGAAGAGCAAGCTAACGAGGAACCAGAAGAAGTAGAAGCGTAATGGCTCTGCTTTTTGATTTTAAATGTGAAGATGGACATGTCAATGAAAGACTTGTCAAATCTGGAGTAACACACACACCTTGCTTAGATTGTAACAAGATGGCTGAAAAGATTATATCTCCTGTACGTTCTGCTTTAGACCCCATTAGCGGTGATTTTTTAGGTGCAACCGAGAAGTGGGCGAAGAACCGTCAGCAGAAGATATTACAAGAGAGAAAGGCTAACTCGTAAGAACCCTTTCATAATATAAACCTCCACAATGACTTAGATCACGGAGTTTAATAATGGCAACACTCATAGACGAGCGTCCAGAAGACGAAGACGAAGTAAACACCGCTCAACAGGAGCCTGAATATCAGCAACCTCCTGAAGAAGACATACCAGAGAAGTACAAAGGGAAGAGCACTGCAGAGATTGTACGGATGCACCAAGAAGCTGAGAAGCTACTAGGGCGGCAGAGTTCCGAGGTAGGTGAGTTACGCGGCGTAGTCGATCAATATATAAAGACACAACTCGACAACCAAAAAGCACCAGAACCTGACGAAGAAATAGACTTCTTCTCAGACCCTGACAAGGCCGTCAGGAGAGCTATTGATAATCACCCTAAGATTAGGGAAGCCGAAGCAGTAACACAGCAATACAAAAAGTCTACAGCACTTTCACAACTACAGCAGCGTCATCCTGACATGCAGAATGTGCTACAAGACCAGAAGTTTGTTGACTGGATTCAAGGTTCTAAGATTAGAAAACAGCTCTTTGCTCA